CCGTGGTATTTTTCAAGAGGATAATCTACACATGGAAGTTAGACTCAGAGTGGATGATGTGCCTGATAACTATGACACCATAGCTAAAGTCGCTGGTGACTCTATGGAGCCTTTGATAGAAGATAATGACCTACTTTTTATCAAAGTCACCAGTCAGGTAGATGTTAATTCTATTGGTATTTTCCAGGTAAACAGCAAGAATTTTGTTAAAAAGCTAAAAAGAGATTATGACGGCTCTTGGTATTTACAAAGTCTCAATAATAGCTATGAGGAAATACCACTCACAGAAAATGATGACATCCGTACAATAGGTTAAGTCGTAGAAATTTATAAACCATAAAAAAGGAGAAAACATAATGAAAAAATTAAAATTATTTGTAGGGGGCTTTCTAGTCCTAGCTGTACTTGGCTTTATTCTGCAAGCATTAGGACTAGCGCCTAAGACAGAAATACCTGAAACACCTAAAGTTACTACTCAGGCCTCAACAAGTGAGGTTAAAGAGGATAAAAAAGACACTACAGAGACCACAGAGGTAAGTTCTAAATCTAATGATAAACTACCACGGATTTCAGCAGAGCAGATGGCTGACTTTATTGACTACTTTAAGAAAGATTTAACTGATAAAGGCGTTGATATTTCTACATATACTTTTTATAACAAAGACACCATTCTCTATGTAAAAGTCCCAAATGATTATAAATACTACTCTAAGACTGACCTACAAGCATTTGCTGATGGTTTGAAAGCAAAAGAGCATGAGGCTTTTAATGTTTGGGCTGGTATCAATGGAGTTGATTTTAATTTATATCCAATGTTGCACATTAAGACGGATGATGGTGACTCACTTGTCTCTCAAAAATTAGGTGGAGATATGGAAGTAAAAATCAAATAAAAAAAGACCTCACGCTCACAAAGTTTGGCGGCTTTGAGCATGAGGCATGATGTATAGAAAGATAGGCATTAAAAAGCCCTCTTTTCTATACCCTATTTTATCAAAAAGGGGGTACAAAAGCAATGAAATCAACAAATAAAGTGGCTATCTATGTCAGAGTATCTACTACCAATCAGGCTGAGGAGGGGTACTCTATAGATGAGCAAATAGATAAACTAGAGTCCTATTGTAAAATTAAGGACTGGACGGTTTATAAAGTATATACTGATGGAGGTTTTTCAGGTTCTAATACTGAAAGACCAGCACTAGAGAGCCTTATCAAAGATGCTAACAAGAAAAAATTTGATACAGTCTTAGTCTATAAATTAGACCGTCTTAGTCGTAGTCAGAAAGATACACTATTTTTGATTGAGGATGTATTTATCAAGAATGGGATTGAATTTCTGAGCTTACAAGAGAATTTTGACACCTCTACGCCATTTGGCAAGGCTATGATAGGACTTTTGAGCGTGTTTGCTCAGCTGGAGCGTGAACAAATTAAGGAAAGAATGCAACTGGGTAAGCTAGGGCGTGCAAAGGCTGGAAAGTCCATGATGTGGGCTAAGACCTCCTACGGCTATGACTATCACAAAGAAACAGGCACTATGACCATCAACCCAGTCCAGTCTCTAGTTATCAAATTCATCTTTGAGAGCTATCTATCAGGTAGGTCAATCACTAAGCTCAGAGATGACCTTAATGAGAAATACCCAAAAGAAAAGCCCTGGCACTACAGAGCGGTCAGAGTGATATTAGATAACCCTGTCTACTGTGGATATAACCAATTCATGGGGGAAATATACAAAGGCAATCATGAACCCATTATCTCAAAAGAAACCTATGATAAGACACAGGAAGAACTAAAAATCAGGCAAAGGACAGCGCTTGAAAATTTCAACCCTCGACCATTCCAGGCAAAGTATATGCTATCAGGTATAGCTCAATGTGGCTACTGTCTAGCACCTCTAAAAATCATGATGGGCATGATTAGAAAAGATGGCACTAGGTTAGTAAAATATGAGTGTCATCAGAGACACCCTAGAAAGTTGAGAGGAGTCACTACATACAATGATAACAAAAAGTGTGACTCAGGTTTTTACCTCAAGGATGAGCTTGAGGCCTATGTCTTGCAAGAGGTCAATAAGCTACAACATGACTCTGAATACTTAGAGACAATTTTATCAGATAATCACAAAGAGGCCATTGACCGTGAGAGCTATCAGAAACAGATTAGAGAATTATCTAAAAAGCTGAGTAGACTTAATGACCTCTACATAGATGACAGAATTACCCTGGAAGAATTACAAGCCAAATCTGCTGAATTTTTAAATATGAGAGCCTTGCTAGAAAAAGAGTTAGAGGATGACCCAGCGCTCAAACAAGAGGAAACTAAAAACACTATCAAGCAATCTTTGAATAAAGGAGACATCTTAAAAATGGACTATGAGGCTCAAAGGGATATAGTTAGAGCCTTAATCAAGAAAGTACAAGTCACAACTGATAGCATTGTCATCAAGTGGAGAATATAGAGATAATTTTACTATCCCTCATTTCAATCAATGATACTAAAATTACTTAAAAAACAAAAAAACCACAAGCATAAGCCTGTGGTTTTCTGTGTGTATAATTAACTTGAAATTTTTTCTATTATATTTTATTTTGTTGTTTCTTCTTTGGTATGAGCTAATGTAATCAATCCATCAGGCTCTACCTCAAATTCAGGCTTGTCAGCAAGTGAGCCGTCATCCTTTAGATAGTACCAGCCTTTTCCATCTGCTGATTTGACAAAGGCATTAGATACCATTGAGCCTTTTTGATAATCAAGATAGTACCAAGTATCTTTGTACTTGACCCATCCTGTGACCATAGCGCCTTGATTGTCAAAATAGTACCAGCTATTATCAATCAATACCCATCCAGTAGCCATAGAGCCATCTGGTAATAAATAGTACCAGTTAGTATCTGAGTGTTTATGCCAAGTATTAGCTTTCATGTAGCCATTGCTGTCAAAGTAATACCAGACATCATCAATAACTTGCCATTTATTAGTAGGGTATGTGCCATCTTCATTGACATCCCACCATCCAGTACTATTATTGTGCCATCCAGCCTCTGCTTTGGCCTCGCCTAGCATTTCCTGGACGGTTGAGCCTAGACTTTGATAATACTTAATTTTAGCAATGACATAATCTCTAAGACTATCATTATAGCCACCATGTAGAGCTAAAGAACGTTTAGGGCATGAGGTGCTTGAAAATTCATTATGAAACTTGATATTAGAGTAGTTAGGAGTATCTCCATAATAAGTCATATCCTCAGCCATCTGTCTAAGTACCATGTTTTCATTCTCAATAAATTCAGCGTCTGAGGCATTATATTGTTGACAAACTTCATAGCTGATTGAGTTCATGTTAGCGTCATAGTTAGCAACCGACCAGGTGCCACTGTAGGTATTCTCAACCCTTGCGATAGTGTCACGGTTGATGTAATAATGAGCAAATCCTAGAGCTGATTGACCGTTATTATAGCGTTCTTGTAACCAGCCTATATAACTCTCAGGGGTCATGGAGCCAGCGTCATTGTGCAAAATATAGTATTTTGGCTTATCTGTTGGACGAGCGCCAGCAATTCCATTAAATACATTAGTATTGATAATTTCTACCATTTTAATTTCCTTTCTTATGGTAAGACATTAGGCCAAGGCTCGCTCGTAAGATATGAAATAGAGCTGACACGAATGTCTCCAATATCTCTGTCTGTTGGTACTGGGTCAGTAAACTGAAATCTCAACATGTTGCTATCTCCAGCACCTCCAAGATACCAAGTCCCGTAGGAGACACCTTTATCGTTGTAAATGTTTCCTATTAAAGACCCCTCAGAGCGAAAACCAACAGGAACACCACCAAGTCCTAAAATGTAACAGTTTCTTCCCCTGTCGCTACCTTGAGCCTCGTATCCTACGCCACCTCTACGAATGACACCGAACCAACCCCAACTCAATCCTCCGAATTGGTATGTTACGGTGTCATTTTTGCGCCGTACTTTCAGATATGAGTTTCCGAGTTTAGACTTAATATTCAGCGTTCGCCAACCAGTATCGCCAGTCAGAACCTCCCAGCCCTGATTGTTTGTCCCACTTCTTTTTATCCATTTTAAAGCGCCATTAGTTACAGCGGTATCAACATAGGTAGTACCTACAGGAGCGCTAACCTTGCCATTTGGCATGCCTTGGCCATGGATTTCATACTCATTGGCTTGTCCACCTGTATTAGTTGGAGTGCTTGGTAAGACAACACTGCCACCTCCACCAGATAAGCTAAGAGTATTACCATTAAGATTGAGCCTTTGAGGTTCTTTCTGCTCAATGAGTGAAAGTCTTTGTTTGACTTCATTGTCATTGTATGGCTGAGGAATTTCTGATTTTTTAGCATACTCATCTAAATTTTGATGTTGAGTAAGATAGCCCTTACCAGCTAGAGCCTCCTCAGTAACAAATTTTGAGGTATCTACCTCTTTTTTATTTTCAAGAGTCTCAACTCGTTTCTTGAGCTCAGTATCATTGTAGGGGTCAGGTAGCTCTGAGTGTTTAACGTAGTCATCCAAGCTCTGATGTTGAGTCAAGTACCCTTTGCCATCTAATTCTGACTTAGTGACTAAATCACTAGTGTCCACACTTGACTTGTTCTCTAAAGCCTCTACACGCCTTACAAGAGGCTTGTCATCATAAATGGTGTCATTGTCAGGCTTAGTCTTTAAAGCCTTAATGTCATCCAAGATATGGGCTACATCGCTCTGATTAGCCTTATTTGCAAGCTCAGCCCTTAGCTCACTGTCATCATAAGCTACGCCTGGAGCGTTATTTTTAGGTAACAAGCTCTCAAGCTCATCCTTTGTCACAATATCCTTGACATCTATGACACGCTTTGTCTTTTGTTCCATGACAGGTGCCTGAGCAGCCTTGTCAATCTCACTAACTTTCACATGGAAAGAGAAAGCATATACATCAGCTGATTTTTCAATTTTTTCAAAATAGATGTACCCTACAACTGTCTCACTTGCAATTATCAAAGAGCTATCAAACTTGACTGTAAAGGTATTGCCATCTATGACAGCCTCAACCTCTTTATAGCGATTGGTGCCCTTAAAATGAAAGAGACAGATGACTTTCTCAGCCGTGAGCTCTTTTGTCGTAAAGTGAAATTCTGCTATCTCTTTATCTTTACTGTAGAGCTCATGCTGGAGCTTATCAATTCCTCTAATATTGCTTGTCAGCTCTATCTTTTTGCTGATAATTTTTTCCAATTTTCGCCCTCCTTTCTAAAAAAGGAGAGCCTAATAGGCTCTCCATGCTTAATCTTCGCTAGGCTCTGTATATGTCAGAGCTCTTGAGCTATCTGACAGCCCTGCTGTAGTAGGGTCAGGCACAATATTTAGGGCGCTCACGATTGAGAGGCCAATAAGATAAGGGTTTCCTAAGAATTTTAGAAATAATTCATAAACCCCAGCCCAGCTAGTCAAATCCTCAAATTTTAACCCAAAATAGGTCAAAATAGGTAGGATGATAGCAAGTAACAAACGGATGATAAACGCTCTATTTTTAAAACGTACTAGCCAGTTAATTTTCATTTTAATTCCTCACTTCTAAAATGTTGTATTTTTGGTAGAGACTATCTATATAGCCGTTACCACCTAAATTTTTATAAATCTTGTGCATTTTGTGGATGACATCAGACTCATGTACTGTAGTGTATCCACGGTTAATAGCTGTGGTCATGTCTCTCTCTAGTCTTAAATACATTGTGACCAAATGAGCCTCATCATGTACCAGTAATTTTTTATTGACATCAGAAAGCATTTCATTATTTGAATGCCCTAAGTCTTGCACAGTCTCTACTGCATTTTGAATAGTGCCTAACTCGTTTTTGAGCTCGTTAAATTGCTGCTTATTCAAGTTAGCTGACTTACTTGCTGTAAGTCCAAACCATCCAGTAGCAATAACACCAACAGTAGGGGCTAGATGTGCTATTAAATCTGATATAGTCACGCTTGCCCCTCCTTTATTATTGTGGCACTGCCTCAGTATTCAGCTCTGTGCTTGTTGTTGGAGTGTTTTCTTTTGGTGGCTCCCATTTCCAAATACCTAGCTTTCCATTTCTCTCAAGGTCTGCTAGTTCTTGCAATGTCTGACCTTGGTAAGTAAATGACTCATTCACTTGCACCATGACACGCTTGCCCTCTTGAAATTGCTCACTGTGCTCTGGGTTTTCAATCGTAAAAATGTCATGAGATTGGTAGGCTTTACCGACCTGGGCAAGGTCAACCAATTCAAGACCACGCTTGAATACTGTAGGGTCTAGTGGATTGTCCACATCTGTCACTCTTGCAAGTACAGCCCAATTAGCAATGGCTTTGACAGCGTTAATCTCATTGTCTTTTTCAGCTAATTTCTGGTCATAGCTTTTCTCTTGGTTTTTTAAGTCTTCTTGCAACTTTTTGACACCATCAGCAGGGTTAAACTCTGTGGCTACCTGGCCAAGCACTGCCTCAATTAGCACCTCATCTGACTCGTTCACACGGTTACCGATTAGGACACGGTCAAAAGCTGTGTAGGGTGTCTCTTTACGGATTGCCACAAAAGTTCTATTACTATCTTGCAAATATTTGCTAATTACTTTAAATTCCATATATATTATCCTTCCTCAATTTGTTTGGCTTTTACTTCCTCATAGAGGTTTTTAAGGCGCTCATCAGATTGTAAAATCTTATTCATTCCCTCAAAACCTAACTTGATATTTTCCAAGTCAGCTAGAGCCTTATCACGCTCATCTCTAACTTGTTGCAACTCAACCAGCGCCTCATCACGTTCAGCAAGGCTGAAAGCCTCCGAGATACTTTTATTAGCTATCTGAACGCCTAAATTATTAATTACTTTATCTGTTGTGTTCATGTTTCTGTTTTACCTTTCTAAATTCTTACGTCGTATCGTCCCGGAGAACCGAGTTTGTTTCGTTTAAACCAGTTTTCAATGCCAATAAAATTCTGATTTATTAAATCAAATACTTTTGCTAGAGATTTGCCTTTTATCCATATTTCATGACTTGCCCCTATTGTTCCAACTTTCATTGTTTCAACATTTTTAATTTCATTGTTGACATTATCAAAAATAATAGCTCTCTGGTCAGTCGCATTGTACATCATCGCTATTTCATCACCGTATAAATTGACGGCTGTTGTATTATCATTAGTATTCCAGATTTGAATACCAGCAGAACCATCATCCATGTTCACCCAGCCATGTGAGTTAGACATTAGAGCAGTATATGAACCTAGTTTGTTATGGATAGCCCCTTTATGAAATACAAGATATTGTATTGGTCTGTCAGCAAATTGATTGAAAATTCCTACACCTTCTCCGTTCATCTTGAGCCATCCACTCTGCAAATCAAAATTAGTCGCTCCGTTCAGAGATGACAAATTACCGCCTCTGATAACGTTCGCTGTCAAACCGTCTGCGACAAGGTTTTTAACTGAAATATTGATAATTCTAGCCTGACTTGCATCAATCTCTCCAATATGAGCTGTACCAATTTGAGCGTTACCAATCATAGAATTTTTAATGACACCGTCTTTGATGTAAGTTTTCTCACCGATTGAGATTAGACCCTCATTGATTTTAACTGAACCATCAGGGTTAAGGTTGATAGCCCCCAGCACATCACTAGCGCTATTCAGAGTTTTAACAGACCATGAATTAGATAGCAGTGTCATTTGTGCCCGTGTAGCCTCTGAGGTTTTTTTGGCCTCCTCAGCCTTTTCAGCTACTTCAATCGCTTTTGCTTGAGCATTCTCTGCTTTATTTTGAGCATTCTCTGCTAAGTCTTTAGCCTCGTTTGATTTTTTATAGGCGTCATCAAATTGGCTAGGTTTATAAGTCCCAGTTCTACTACCTCTGACAAGAATAGGCTCCTTAAATTCAATCCAGCCGTTCTTAGCCATGTAAATATAAAATGGATAGTTTGCGTCTTCTCCGAATGCAAAATCTTCCTGAACGGTAAACGTTCTTTGAAATTCTCGCCATTCATCACTTGCGGGAGTCTGTGGATTTGCTAAATCAGCGGATAATAGACCTTTATTCAAATTGTGGTTTTTTACAACAAAAACAAAGTTTGTATCTACTTTTTCTAGTATCCGATATTTAAAACCGAGCGTATACGTTTCACCCTGATAGATTTTTTTAACGTAAATTGGCAACGTGAACCCGCTAAAATTATAGCTTGTTAGCCCTTGCGCCTTGATTGTGAAAACACCATCGCTTACAGATACATTCACACCGTCTCTAGTAGCATTTACTAGCGTGTGCTTATCCATAGTCATTGAATTAACAATTAAGTTGTTATCATCTGTTACATATTTCCCAACTTCCGTCTGAAAAATCTCGCTACTCATGATAAGCCGTGATAGCTTGTCAGGTGCTCCTGTTTCGGATGTGCCTAAGATACGCTCATGGAGTTTAGCCGTTTCTCTTAAATTTTGAAATTCTGAAAGAGAAACCTTGCCATTTAGGTCAGTCCTCAAATTAGCAATTAAATTAGAGGTTTCTACAGCCGTTTGATTGGCCTTATTTAAAGCTTGCCCTGCATTACCATCAATTTGAGCGGTCTGAGTTTTCAAAATAGATAAATTCTGCTCATTGTTTTGCTTGTATTGTGATAATTCTTGGCCTGTTGAGTTAGAGGTGTTTATAGCCTCTTGAGCAAGTTGTTTAGAGGCCTCAGCTAATTCTTGAGTAGCATTTGACTTTTTGAATAAATCAGAAACTTTCTGGTCATTTTTGCCTTGTAGCCATTCTATCCTATTATTGACAGACTCAAGTTGTTGGTCTACATCTTTCTGAACACGGGCAACATCCTCAGTGTCAATCCGTTTCTCCCACATGCTACCATTCCAGATATACATCCGTTGATACTGGCCATTTTTCTCAAACCATGTATCACCTATTTTGTGCTCAATATTTTTGGCTGGTGTTTCATTCCAAATTTTATTTCCAGTGCCACTGATGAGATATTGAGGTAGAGTGCTCTCAATAGAGGCTTGCTTTTCCTCAACCACTGATAGACGGTCAGCAATTCCTGCAGTCATGCTAGATGACAGAGACTGACCGATAGTACCTAGCGTTATCTCCTCATTAGAGTCAGTGTAGACATCATAGACCACCTTGACTACTTTCTCAGTAGTCGTAGTGATGTCAAATTGTGGATAGTAGAGAGGGATGATGTCACAGAGCTCAACTTCCTCCATGACCCCAAAATCTTGATAGTCCAAAGTCTGTGACAAATCTACATAAGAGACCTCTGTAGAGATTTTAGGAGCTCCAATGTTATTGCTATTGATGTAAGACTGGCCTAGTGACCTCAATTTTTCAGCTGTTGGAGGGTGCTTGTCATCAAATTTGCCTGAGAAATCTACCAGAGATATTCTTCTCTGAGCGTATAATTTCAAATAAGGGCTATCTATGATGTGCTCAGGCAATGTGACTAAGACCTCATGTGAGTCCTCTGAGCCCTCAACATTTGGCGTGTAACGTGCAAATGGATAGATAGAGGTATAGTTACCATCTAGGAGCCTCTCCTCCTCTACACTGAGCAAATTACGCCCATACTCTAGCACTGTTGGAGCTTTACGCCCCATCTGTTTATGCAAGATAATGAGGTTATTATCGAACTCATACTCACCACCAAAAACATCAAGGATGGAGCCTGAGACCCCACCTAATGCTTTCCTAGCACTTCCAACCTTATCTACTTCCCATGAGATATTACCTATAGTTTGGATGTCTGAGCTAACATCAAATACATCATCTCCTACTAGGTTATCTTTCCAAAGTCTAAGGGCTGCCTCAGCTGTAACCTTTGAGGCTTTTACCACAGGTTTTAAAGCAATGTCTGAGGTTCTCATAGAGATATGACGGGCATAAATTTCAATATGTTCACTACTATTCTTGACTATACGGTTAATCTCAAATGTTTGCCACTTAGTCCTCTTACCAGCGTCTGACTTGATTTTCATTTCCTCTTTAAAAATAGAGGCAAAACGGCCATTCACTGGGTATTTGATATATAAGTCATAATTACCATTTCTCTCTCTGGTAACAGTGACCTTATAAGCGTCTGAAATCTCACCCAGCCCAAAAGTTCTAAATGAGCGTTCATCAGCTTTATATAATACTGGGTTCATAGTTTAACCCCCCAATTTGGCACGGCTGTCATTGTAAAATTACCAGTCCATGAAATCCTATTATCTCCAACATCAAATAGAGGCATTCTGTGCTTGCCATTCCTTGTGATTTTATCCCAGGCTGACAGATTGCCACTATACACTAGATGTTTCTGCATATCTATTATGAGCTCATTTTGGACGCTCTCAAGTGATAACTGGTAGCCGTTGATGGTCAAAATACCATTACCATTACCTCTAATCTTAATTAGTGGCTTAGATTGTACGTTACCAAGATTTTTAAGAGTCATCCCATTTGTCAAAGTGATTTCATTGCGTCCAGTTTTTAAGAATTTGATAGGGTGAATTAAAAAGTTTAATTTCACCTCACCAAAATTCCTAAGCAATTCCTTAACGTTAAATGACTCAATAAAAGTAGCAAGATAAATATAATCAGGTTCCCATGAAAACTCCAATTCTTTCCATCCCTTGACATTGAGCCAATCACTTATAGCTACCTCTGATGTAGATAATCTTTCAGCTGTACTGATTTTCATAGGAAACTCACGCTTGACAGGTTTAAGCCTTTGATTATCTTTCAAAAGCACCCCATCACGTCCTGGCACCTCAATAGTCTCAACATCATAGGAGGTAGAGCTAAACTCAATATCATTTATAATTTTCAACCCAAAATCACTAGATTTCTTGCTATCAAATTTAATGAATGTGCTCATCAAACACCTCCTAATCTCTCTTGTTCTCTATTTGTGTACCATGCCATCTCTTTCATGAGATGTTGTATGTCACGTTTCTCACCCTCATCTACCTTGTTGCCATGGTAATTAAAAGTGTACTGGTTATTAATTTCTGCATTATTTCCTGAGTCAGATTTTTCAGACTGAGCTTGTGCAAGTCCAAGGCTCATTTTTAATGACTGACTTAATGTGTTATTGCCAAGTCCAAGCAAGTCCTCAGCGCCAAATTTAAAGGCTGACATCTCTTTTTGAACATAGGCCAAACTATCAGTAACATCTGAGGTGTTCTTTTCAATACCTACAGCGATACCTTGAGCGATATAGCGCCCTACATTATCTCTAAACAGTCTTGATGGTGAGTGTATTCTAGCTCTAGCTCTTGCGGCTCTCTCAGCTTGAGCGACAATGGCATTAGCTGCAGCTGTCACAGCCCCTAAAGCTGAATACATACCACTTGCTAACCCTTGGCTAATCATAGAGCCTACATATCGCATAGTAGATACACCTCTCATCCCTGCTGAGCGTATTGAGTTGACCATTGATGACATTGCTGATGTAGCTGAGCCAATGCCTGAGCGTATGCCGTTTGTTATACCTGTTGAAACTCCACGCCCTGCCTGTTGACCTGCTTGAGTCATTTGACTTGCTGATTGTCTTACCACATTTGTCATCTGTTGCATACTTGAGC